CATGTATTGTATATTTTGATGTCATATCAATAAAATATTGATTAGATACGTTTTGATTTGTTGTTTGATATGTTGTCGCTGTCAATCCTGTTTGTAGCTTTGCCATGTTATTCGCTGCCTGTTCCATAAATCCTTTTGCTTTTTGTAGTTGTTTTGGCTGAAATCTGGAAAGTCCTAAATAATCTGCACCTTTCTGTAAAAGTTGTTTTGCTCTGTCTTTTTTTGTCAATGGTACTATCAATTCTGGTTGATTTCCTTCTGCAACTTCTGCTATTTGGTGCTGTGTGACAAGTCCACCTTCTGCATAACCATTTTCGCTACTTCCACCAAACACAAAATTTTTTACACCACTTAATTTATCTCCAATACCATTAAAAGTATCTTTTATTTTAGCAACCTTTTGTTCAAACCAGTCTACAATAGGCTGAAAAACATTTTTAATATTATTTACTGCTTCTGAAAATTTCTGTTGTAGATATTGTGGTATACTTGCAAATTTATTTTTGATGTCATTTACTTTGCTTTGAAACCAATTCACAATAGGAGAAAATACTTGTTTTATTGTAGTAACTACCTTTGCAATAAGATTTTTGAAAAAAGCTACAATGTTATTCCAAATGGCTACAACTGCTTGATATGCTCCTTCAAAATCTCCTTGTATCAAACTTTTTATTACTGAAAAAATCAATTTGATATTTTCCCATAACATTTTAAAAAAGTCTATGTAAACACTCACATAGGTTTCAATGATAGTTGCAATTGCCTGCATAATTCTTCCGAAAAAACTTTCTGAACTTGCAAATTTCTCTTTAAAGGCATTCCATTTTTGCAATATAAAATCAACTACTGCTGCCATGACTTCTTTTACTTTATTTCCAAAAGCAATAAAAAATGCTTTTACTTTGTCCCAGTTTTTTATCACAAGTATAGCTATGGTAATCAGTGCAGCTACCGCTAGTACAATCAACCCTACAGGAGAAGTAAAAAAGCTAATTGCAGAGCTTACTCCTTTTGCTATCATAGTACCTGCACTCTTCACTGCTTTTATTGCTCCTTTTCCTGCTTGTACACCATATTTTACAACAGTGTTCACTGCTTTTTTACCAAAATTTGCAATACTTTTTATAGCAGATTTCCCCTTGTTTGCAATGCCTTTTACAGTAGCAACACCTTTTTGTTTTAAAGTAGAAAAATATTTTGAAGAGGCTTGTTTATAATCTGATAAAATTTCTTTCCATTTTTTGCTGTCTTTTGGAGTATCCTTTGGAGTATTTTTACTTTTTTCCCAGTTATCAGAAAATTCATTCATTTTTTCTGTGGCAGATGTTATTTTTTCTCTAGCACTATCAATTTTATTTTTAATGTTATCAATTTCTTTTGCAACACCTTTTCCTATTTTCCAACCTAAAAAAGCCATACCAATTCCTTTTATAATGCCTTCTACAGAACTGATTTTATCAATTAATTTTAATATGCCTTTGATAGTGCTTGCTGCAACATTTAATAGATTTAGTAATGTAGGCAATCCTACAGACACTATCCACCCTAAAAATGTTTTGCCTTTTCCTCCAAAACTATCTAAAAATGCCCTACCTACATTTTTTAAAATATCTACAATTAAAAACAATATATCTTTTAATTTCAAAAACAACTTTTGTATTTTCTCAATAGAACCACTGTCTTGAAATTGTTGAAAAAGGTCTTTTATAAAATCTTTTGTATTTACGATACCTTGTCTGATATATTCCATAGCGTCAATAAAAGACTGTTTAAATTTTTCTATTGCTCCACTGTCTTTTAATGCATTATAAATATCAATAAGCTTTTGCCAAAATCCACCAAGTAAAGCCTCTCCACCGTCTATATAAACAAAGAAATCCTCTAGCAAAAGTAATGCAGCTGTAATAATAAACATCAATTTTCCAATAGGGCCTGCTCTAATAAATAATGCTAGTGCAGCTAATAACGCTGTTACAATTTTGATTTCTTTTGGTATCATATCAAATATTTTTTTGATAGCGTTAAATATTGCCTTTGCCCCTCTTATGATAGTAAGCCCTAAACGCACAATAGAGGAAAGAAAAAATCCCATAGCTTTTGACCATTTTGGAATATTTTTTAATACTACATCATTTAAACTGCCAAAAAGCTGTTTTGCTTTTTCAAGAGGTTGCTGTAAATATTTCATGGTATAGTGTCCTATCCATGTAAGTGCAAGCATACCTACTTGTTTCAACCTTAAAAATTCTACTTTCATATCACTTACTTGTTGTACTCCTGTAGACATATCTGGTATTTGTACTTTTTGAGCATCTTCTTGTAATATTTTAAACTGCTCCTGTAATTCTTCGCTTGCTTCTATATCTTCCATAGATACACCCATAGCGTCAAGTGCTGTTTTTAAGCGATAGGCTTCTTCTCGACTTTTTCCTATTTCTTCTGCATAATCTGCTACTTCTTGTTCTGCATTTGCGATATGATTTAAAAATTTTGCTATTCCTACACTGGTTGCTCCAATCAATGAAAATACTGCTGTACCTGCAATGGCAAAATGTTTTGCAAATCCTTTTGCAAAACTACTTACTTCTTCATCTGCTTCTTCAAGTGCTTCTCCTAACTTTTCAGTAAAATTATCCTGCATACCAAGTGATACAAGATATTCCTTAATATATTCAGAAGCTGGCATTTTTTCTCACCTCTCTTTCTTGCTCCATATATTCCTGTTCTCTTCTTTCATTTTCATTTTTTACAATCATTACTTCTGTAATATCCAGTAAATCATCTAATGTATATGTTCCGTCCCAAATTTCATATTGTTTCCAATATCCAGCCAACACAGGAGCATACAACATATCCTCTACATTTTCACATTTTGCTGTAACATATCCACAACTGGACTGAACTTGGAACGCCAAAGGCTTACGTCGAAAAAACCTTCATAATTAAACACTAATACTTCTGTAACAAGTCGCAATGTCAATATCACATCTGTATCTACTCCTGTTACACCATAAGTACCATCTATATTTAAAACATTTGCTGTACCTGCTGGAAGTATTTCGCTGCAATGCTGTAAAGAGGTATCAATTACTTTGTCTAAATCTTTATCTTCTAATGTATCAAGACAATTTTGTATTGCTAAAAACAGTTCATTTTCTTTTACTATTTCTATTTGTTTTTGTTTCTTTTCTTCAAAGAACATAGAAAAAGCTGGCAATGCCTTTGCTAATATCGTTTTTGCCAGCTTCAAACTACATTTTGCATTCATTTTTCTAATGAGAAATGTTCTTTCTTCTACTTGTATTGTTTTTGTATTTCCATTCATACTAAAACACTCCTTTTAATATTCTTGCAAATCTCCAGCTAAAAATGCCCATGAAATTTGCTGTCCTGTCTGCTGATATGCTCCGTCTGGTTTCTTTTGAAATGACATATTTGTTGCTGTATGTGTTACGCCCATTACTTTGCTTTCTGCCATCAACGATATTTGTGCCCATTCTGCAGAAGATGCTGTATATAAATAATTAAACATCTTTCTTAAAAATTGATTTGCTTGTGATGTCTGTTGTACTGATATGGTAACAGTACCATTTCCAGCCCTTATTTTTGATGTCATAACAGAGCCATCTGAAGCAACATCATGTGCAGACGAGTCATTTGCCATAGCAAACGTAATAGAACCTAGTCCTGTACCTTGAAAAACAAATTGCCCCACTGATGGGTGTGATAATGTTACAGATAAATCTTCAAACGTATATGTACTGTGGTGCATTTTCTCATCTCCTTTATTATTAAAGATTACCTATTTACATCAATTTGCAATACTACAGAATGTACTGCACCTGCTAATTTTAGAGGAGTATAAATAGGTGGTGCCATTCTAGCATCTCTATCTGCTTGACTTTGTTCTGAAATAGGTTCTGACAATATCATATATCCTTCTGGCATAGTATCTCCTTGCGATAATTCTAATATATCAGGACCATTCCATACACCTGGTGCAATAAATCCAATTCTAACTGCCTTATCTAAATCTGATTTGATTGCCAATTTAATAGACAATACACCTGCTTCTGTTTGTGGTATTTTAGGTCTTCTTTTTAATAAATCCATTATAGACATCTGCATATTGTTTGCAAGCATATCTAAATTCAATATCTCATCAAACCAAGTACCATCTGCCATAACACCATTTTCAAACATATTATAAGCGTCATCGCTTCCACGACTGACATAATAATTACCATTATTTTTTACTAAATTTGTTACCTGCTGGCTTGTTAAATCATCTGGTATCACACCTACTTCTGTTTTAAATTTGAGTGTATAAGCACTATTTATCGTTGCTGTATTTGCTCCCATAGCATAGCCCATAATCGCAACAATAGCATAAGGTGTTTTAGAATACTGTCCTATACTTCTGCGATAACTTTTTTGTTTCAATATCTCAAATACATTTCCCTCTATTCCTTCTATTGTGTCACTATCATTTGTTGTAAAAAATTGCACACAAGAAGGATATGCTGTTTCTACATAGCTTGCAATATCTAATATTTCCTGTTTTGTTGCACCACAATAACTTACTGCATACCAATCTGTATTTTTTGCTCTGCAAGCCTGCAACGCTTGTAATATTGTTTCTGTTTCATTTTCTGTTTCTATTTCTTCTACTTCCTCTAATTCATCATTTATTTTATATCGTCTGCCTACTGCCAAACGACTTGGCTTTTTCTCTGCTGAAAAATACAACTGTGCAGCTTGATATTCTGGCATATCTTCTGTAAATCCTGCTTCTGTCATTTCCTCTAATCCACTATATACAACAACTCTTTTCTCTAATGGTATGACGTTACTATCTCCTATAATCAACGCAACATTAAATCCTTTTCTGACTGCTGCTTTAGGAGATAAATTGACAATTACTTTTACAATATCATCTAATTTCAGATTTGACACTTTTGATTAGCTCCTTTCCATTTGTTACTGTCGTTGCTGTTACTGTTACACTTTCTATAGATTTGATTGCTTCTTCCCTTCTAACATATTCATTAAATATTACTGTTACATCAACTCTATTCCACCATTGCCCATTAATAAGTTCTGGTACTCTTTTAATTGCTGCAATTGGCGGAACAACAAAAAAATGATGTCTTTTCAAATATTCTCGTATTCTTTCTCTTTTAAAGCCATCTCTAATATCTCTAGCACATTCATAAGCATTAGGACCATAATTTGCAAAAAGTACTGTATGAATATCTGTATGTTCATCTACTTCTATAAAATCTCTTTTTTGTTCGTCTAACTCATAAGTAACATCACTTAATCCATTGTAACTGCCATCTTGTGGTAATTCATATATGAAACATACATCTTCTTCTCTTTTCCATGTAGGTGTAGTGTCTGATTGTTTATTTTTTATATCAGACCCCCAAGGAAAGCGTATTCTTTTTTGATTTTGCTTTTCTTCTGGATTGCTATTCCATATCATAAATACTGCAACACGAAATATATCTTCTATTTCTTCTACTGTTTTAATCTGCTCCATTCTCGTCAACCTCCACAGCAAAAGCCCTGCAATATCCTCCAGAACATTGCCAATTTTTGACCTTTATGACTTTATATTTTTTTCCTAAATATTCTATGACATCTGAAAACAGTTCTTCTTGTTCATATTGTTGTGTTACAAATATTTCATCTGGATAGGCACATAAAAATTTCATAATAAACTTTTGTCTGTCACCTATGTCTAATTGCTCTAACTCTTTTTCTGTAGCTGGTTGTACCACACCAATATAATGTATTGTTTGTTCTTCTTTAAAATGAAATCGTCCTTTTTCCCATATACCTTTTTTTCTATGTACTATATATTCTGTTGCAAAATCACTGTCTTTTATCAATTCTGACACATCAATCATTGTTATCCCTTCTTTTTTACAACATGAGTAATAGACTTTCTTAATTGTCCTGTATCAATCAATGGTTTACTGCTTCCTTTTTTCTTTTTTGTGCTTTCTGCATTTTCTGCCCAGCCATTTTTAGGATTGGTAAACCAGCCTTTTACGGCATTTTCTCCTTGTGTTCCTGCTCTTTCCATACCAGCCATCGCACCGCCTGTATCTCCTTCTAATGCCTTTAATATTGCCTCTTTTAACAATGTACCAATTTCTTCTTTGCTATCTTGTATTGCTGGCTCTACAACAGGTCTAGGAGGAATATTGTTTGCAGGAGAACCATTTGTATGAATATACAAAAGTTCTGCATTTGTAATATCGTTTTGCTCTCTGCCTGCTTCTTCTTGAGGTATACCTACAAGCACATCTATTTTTTTCAACTCTTTGATACTTTTTTGAACAGCTTGTAATTGTTTGTCTGTTTCTCTTACTTCTGCTAAAAATTCAAATACTTCCATAATTGTTGCTCCTTATGGCACTACAAACATACCTTTGCCATATAGTTTTGCAAGCATTACTAATTGTGTTCCATAGATAGTCATTGTCCAACCTCCCCATTCTGATAAACCTTGCAATGCTGTTGCATAATCGTAACTTACTGAAACACCATCTACTGTTTTGCTTGTTACAAGTCCCTTTGATTGTCCTGCATTGATAACAGCTTGTGCACTACTATCACTAATTGATTGCAAATAAAGTGTACAAAAATGTGCTACAAAAAGTCCTATACCAATTTCAAAACCATTTCTCCAACGAGAATATTTAATACAGTGATGGGCAAAATCTAAATACATTTGTATGGTTTCTTCTGGTAATATGGTTTCAAATTGAGGGTATCTCTTTAAAAAATCAGCAAGTGTAAAAGGCGGATTTTCTCCGCCTTTCCAAATACATCTCATATACCATCACCTGCTTTTATTGTGCTGGTATTTGTTCTTGTTGTTCTTCCTCTTTTTCTGGAAGTTCTTCATTTTGTTCTTTCTGTTGCAACTGTTTTTGTTTTTCTGCAATTTCTTTTTTCAATTTCGTAATGCCTAGTGTTTGCCATTTTTTAATATCAAGTTGTTTTGCTTGTTCTCTCAATTCTTTTTCTTCTTCTGTCATACCATCATTTTCAAGTTCTTTTTGTTGTTTGGTGTCTGCAAGCACTTGT